CTCGCCTACGTTGAGCTTGCTGCCGCACGTGCCGTAGTAAGCGTTATTGGCATTGCGGGGCAGTGGTACATTTTAGATTCACGATAGTCTGTTGTATATTTGTTATCTAATTAAAACCAATTTACTATGGCCAAAGTAGATGAAAAGCTGGTAGAGACTATCCGCGAAATACAGAAGGACATGCAGACTGTCCAGCTTGAAATCGGAGCAATCGCTCTGATGGAAAACCGTAAGAACGAACTTCTTGCCATCCACAAAGAACTTGAGGCTAAGCTTCAAGAGACCCGAAAAGAAATTTCTGATGAGATGGGCGACGGAACGCTAGACCTATCGACCGGGGAGTTTACCCCGGCAGAATAAAGGAATCCCCCGAAAGGGGGTTTTTTTTTGAATTATCTTTGCGACAAGAGAACTCATTCAAATTCAATTATGGTAATTATAAAAACTATAAAGAATAAGTTTATGGCATTTGCCGATATCTTCAAGGATACGAACGATTACAATGAGAAGACCATCATTGGCTTTTTGTCGTTTGCCGTTATGGTACTCGTAATGATTGCCGATGTAGTAAGTGGCTTTGTGGGTAAAGATTTGGTAATCAATGAGTTCACCTACAACTCTTTTGTTATCGTTACACTTGGAAGCTTCGGTATTGCTGGGCTTGAGAAATTTGCAAAGAAATGAGCGACAACAAAAACCTCAAGGAGATTGGGGAGGACACCGTTCTAGGAGTAAGCATCAAGACACTGATTGCGTTGGCTATTGGTCTTTCAGTAGCTGTTGGTATGTACTACGATGTAAAAGCAGAAATTGACATCGCCAAGCAATTGCCTGAGCCAGCCGTATCCCGCATAGAGTTTGACCTCAAAGACAATCTGGTGCGTGAAACCATTATGACCAACGCCAAGAATATTGAGGACATTAAGACGCAACTTGATAAGATTGAAACCCGTCTATACGAGATAAAATGAAACCATTTTTGCTTGCATCTTTCTTATTGTTTTCCGTTGCAGTAAGCCACAAGCAGCCCGAGGGAAAGAGCGTGATAGAATTTAACGCTGGTTTTAATAAGAGCAATGGATACAAAGACCTGGGGCGCGTCAGCGGAGCAAAGCTATACCGCATTGACATTGAGGCTAAGCCAGAGGTAAAAAAGAAATACAATATCAAATCCGTTCCTACTATCATCTACTTTAACGACGGACAGGAGCGCTACCGCTGGGAGGCGGGCATTGATATGAAGCTTCATATGCACTTCTCTGAGATTAACGACGTAGTAAGCAGATACTAATGGCAAAGATTAAAGCTCAAACCATAGGTTCTTATGTTAGCAAGTCTAAAAAGCTTAAGAAGCATAGCAAGAAAGGGTCCGCGCTCAAGTCAAGCAGGAACTATAAAAAGAAATACAGAGGTCAGGGACGATGAAACTATCTGAGAACTTCACACTTGCAGAGCTAACTAAAAGTTCTACCGCAAAAAGATTAGGCATAGACAATACGCCAAACCCAGAGCAGCTTGAGAATCTTGTAGAGCTGTGCCACAAGGTTCTCCAGCCGCTTCGTGATGCCATTGGGCCTATTAGAATATCTAGCGGGCTGCGCGTTCCGGAACTCAACAAGGCTATTGGCGGGAGTACCACCTCTCAGCACTGCGCAATCAATGGGGCTGCTGCGGACATTGACATCGACGACAATAAAGAAGTATTTGAATACATCAAGAACAATCTTCAGTTCGACCAGCTCATCTGGGAATTTGGAAACGAGAAACAACCCGACTGGGTGCACGTATCCTATCACTATGGCCATAATCGCGGTCAGGTTCTTAAGGCTATAAAGAAAGACGGCAAAACTAAATACGTCCCCTATAAATGAGATGGCTTACTATAGCAACCCTCACCCTTATGCTCTATGGGTGCTCAGCACAATGGCATCTAAAGCAGGCGATACGCAAGGACCCAAGCATACAGCAGACGGTTGTTGTAAAGAAGGACACGGTCATTGTCACAAAAGAGAGAACTATTCGTGACACACTAGAATTGTTCAAGGATACGGTTATATATCAGGACCGCGTCAAATTAAAGATTGAATACCGCGACAACTTTGTCAATATAGAGGCTGACTGCCCAAGTGACACTATTGTTGTTACGAAATCAATTACTACTACCGAGCTTAAAAAGCCAACGAGCATAAAAGAAAGAGTCTTTGATGCGCTTGCGCTTCTTGTTATTGGTGGCGCACTGGTGCTGCTTGTGCGCTACTTAGCACGGGTATTCATCATAAACTAATTTAGTATCTTTGTTATTCAAGTAAAGATTCTCAAATGGCCAAGATTGATTCATATCCTACGGTAAGCCCACAAGGTTCAGATATTGTTGTTGGAACAGACGGAAGCGATTCCAATGCTACAAAAAATTTCACAGCGCAAAGCATCGCTGACCTTTATGTAGAAGTTCCTAATACCCTTCAGCAGGTTCTTGATGCTGGCAACTCTGCCACTCAAGATGTTGTGCTTGATGGCGATATGGAACTTGACAGGCTTACTTTTATGGGTACAACTCCCGTCTCGGACGTAGGCCAGATGGCTTGGAACTCTACTGACGGAACTGTTGACCTGCGCCTTATGGGCGGTAACGTCACTCTCCAGGTTGGCCAGGAGCAGGTTACTCGCGTAGTCAATAAGTCGGGAGTCAACTTTACTCAGGCCGCATATCAGGTAGTAAAAATTCTTGGCGCTCAGGGAAACCGCCTCTCCGTATCTCGCGCAATGGCAGACTCAGATGCAAACAGCGCCAACACACTTGGCATTGTCACCGAGAATATAGCTAACAATGCAGAGGGGTATGTTACCAGCTCCGGATTGGTGCGCGATATAAACACTACGGGGGCTCTTCAGGGAGAGACGTGGGCAGATGGAGATGTTCTTTATTTGTCCCCCACTGTTATGGGTGGCATAACTAATGTAAAACCAACCGCTCCACAGCATACGGTCATTGTTGGGTTTGTCGTAAACGCAAACGCATCCGTTGGTTCAATCTATGTGAAGATTGATAATGGCTACGAGCTTGAGGAGCTTCACAATGTTCGTATTGCCACGGCTACAAACGGTCAGCTTCTACGCTATAACAGCACACTTTCCGTATGGGAGAACTGGACCCCGGATTATATTGTTGAGGGTCAGGTTGGCTCTGTGGGGGGCGCGCCCGCTCAAGTGGCTCCAACTACTGTTGCTGGAGTATTTACCAATGGAGACCCGGCAAATATTCTTGGCGAACCCGATGCTTGGATTGATATAAATATTGAGGGAACGACGTATAGGTTCCCAGCATACGCTTAATTTTAATTAAATAATGGACATTCGCAAGATATCGGTTGGCGCCGATTATAAGTCTGGCGCCATGCATTATATTGTTGAGCAAGAGGTTCTGGGTGGCTCACACAAGATACATCTGATAAAAAGAGATAGCTCAACAGGCAGCATAAAAGTTTGGGTGGAAGCGGACAATGAGGTCTTTCTTTGGAAGGAGTTCAATGAAAACATGCCCATATCTATAGAGTATAACATCAATTTTTAAACACATGAAAGATTCATTCGACAGCTGGCTCGGAGAGTTGGCACAAGAACCCGTTACTCCTGCTTGCAGTATTGACAACCCCGAATGCGATTCATGTGGTAGCTGATGCGCTCTCCATTCTACTTTATTGTTAAGCCAGTAAGCGGACGCAGATACGACAACGTCCGTGATTTTGGCGGAATTGAATTTATTATTAGCTCATCAAAGGAAGACCACAGGGTATCGAATAGGTTCGCTGAAGTTGTTGAGGTTCCTGCTCATTATTCTGGAGAGATAAAGGTTGGTGACACATTGCTGGTGCACCACAATGTGTTTAAGTTTTACAATGATATGCGCGGCAGAGAGCGAAGCGGAAGAAGCTTCCTTGGTGGCGATTTGTTTTTTGTAGACGAGGACCAGTTCTTTATGTTTCACAATGGAGAAGAGTGGAAGTCTATGGGTAAGTATTGTTTTTTGTCTCCATCAGACAAGAAAGACTACTACTTACACAAGACCTCATCAAAGGAACCGCTAGTTGGGCGTATAAAATACATAACTCAAGACCTGTCTCAAATGGGACTGTCAGTTGGTGACGAGGTGGTCTATACGCCGGGGACGGAGTATGAGTTTGAGATAGACGGAGAAAAGCTCTATAGGATGAACAGCAAAAACATTTGTATCTTGCTGTAATGAATTCAAATGAAATTAAAGAGCGAATCATAAGGGCTGGCCAGCGGGCTGTAGAAGAGCTTATTAAGGTTGCTGAGGAGGGAATCATTGTTCACGATGACCCGGACAGCGAGCTGGCTGCGGACCGACTAAAGAATGCCGCAGCAACAAAGAAGCTGGCAATCTTTGATGCGTTTGAAATTTTATCAAGAATAGAACAAGAGAAGGCCGCGTTAAGCGGAGATTCTATTGGTGAACAAACAACTCAAAGTAAGCAGGGCTTTGCAGAACGAAGAGCAAAATAGCATCTATTACATCCTACCGGACTATATACCCACCGCTTTAAGGAATAAAAAAAATAAGGCGCGTTCTTGGCAGTATGGTTATGACGAGAAGAACGACATGGTGGTCATCTCGAAGGACGGGACTATTGGTGATATATATCTGATATCAAATCTGGCAGTCGCCCTTCCGGCGGTACCTAAGGAGGTTTATGCTAGAGACAAAAAAGCGGATGAGCAATACTGGGAGGCGTTTGATTACCCAGCAGAACTCAACAAGATAAAGTCCATATTCCAATGGCACGAAAAGTCAAACGAGTTCAAGTCTAAATGGGTAGACTACATTGAGGGAGAGTTCGATAGACGCGAGCAGGGTTTCTGGTTTATGAATGACGGAGAGCCGACGTATATAACGGGCTCCCACTATATGTACTTGCAGTGGACAAAGATTGACGTTGGTAATCCAGACTTTCGAGAGGCCAACAGGATATTCTTTATTTTCTGGGAAGCTGTTAAGGCTGACCCTAGGGCATTTGGAATGTGCTATCTGAAGATTCGTCGTTCTGGATTTTCATTTATGGGCTCGTCGGAGTGCGTGAACATGGCAACAGTCGCAAAAGACTCAAGGATTGGCATCCTGTCAAAGACTGGTACCGACGCCAAAAAGATGTTTACCGACAAGGTTGTTCCCATCAACAGCAACCTTCCGTTCTTCTTTCGCCCGATTATGGATGGCATGGACAAGCCGAAGACAGAGCTTGCATACAGAATACCGGCATCTAAAATTACCAAGAAGAACATGTCCAACACGGAGGTGGATGATGTGGAGGGCCTTAATACTACTATCGACTGGCGCAATACGGCAGACAACAGTTATGACGGCGAGAAGCTACAGCTCCTTGTTCACGACGAATCAGGTAAGTGGATGAAGCCAGACAACATCCTTAACAATTGGCGGGTCACTAAAACTTGTTTGCGGTTGGGCTCAAAAGTTATTGGTAAGTGCATGATGGGCTCTACGTCTAACGCACTGGATAAGGGCGGTGATAACTTTAAGAAACTGTATTACGATTCGGATACAACAAAGCGCAGCCCGAATGGGCAGACAAAGAGTGGGCTCTATTCTCTATTCATCCCAATGGAGTGGAACTTCGAGGGGTACATAGATAAGCACGGCATGCCTGTTTTACAGACACCAGATAACCCCATTGTGGGCATAGATGGGGACATGATAAAAATAGGAGCTATTGACTACTGGGAAAATGAGGTAGCCTCACTAAAGTCAGACCCAGATGCGCTAAACGAATTCTACCGTCAGTTCCCCAGAACGGAGTCTCACGCCTTCAGGGACGAGAGTAAGCAGTCTATATTCAATCTAACCAAGATATATCAGCAGATTGACTTTAATGACGCCACAATCAAAGAGCACTTTATAACCGTTGGCTCGTTTCATTGGAAGGATGGCATAAAGGACACGAAGGTCATATGGACTCCAGACCCGAGGGGGAGGTTTAAAGTTAGCTGGATACCATCAGCCAGAATGCAAAACAATGTACTGATGCGTAATGGAGTACGTTTCCCCGGCAACGAACACATTGGTTCGTTTGGCTGTGACTCCTATGATATATCTGGAGTAGTAGGCGGCGGGGGTTCTAATGGGGCTCTGCACGGGATGACTAAGTTCAACATGGACGACGCCCCCTCTAATGAGTTTTTCCTAGAGTATGTTGCCAGACCGCAGACAGCAGAAATATTTTTTGAAGATGTTCTTATGGCGTGTGTGTTTTATGGTATGCCCGTGTTGGCAGAAAACAACAAGCCAAGGCTTTTATATCACTTTAAGAATAGGGGGTATAGAAATTTTAGCATGAACAGACCTGACAAGCACTTCA